AGCAGCCAAATTAATCTCTGGATCAGCAACTAACGTATGATCAACTAGCCCTTGTTTGATTACTAGGATAGCCTTATCCTGTATCGCTTCATGTTCGCTAATTAAATCTAAGTTGTCATAAAGCCAACGATAGATATCCTCCATCTCCTCAGGACGAGCAGCCTTACAGATCATCTTTCTTGCTTCGTTGATCTTGCCAGCCTTAGACATAGTGACCATGTCTAAGCGCCAATCGGCTTCATTCTTATCACTCTTGTTTGGAGGTAGCAATGCACCTGTTCCAGAATTCATCTGTACTGAATTGATACACTTCCTAAGATCAGGATATGTTGCCTTAACATATGTGTCTAGCGTATCAAGATCAAGATCAATTGATTCCTTGATGAGGATAGTTGCTACACGGGCTGTAAACTCTTCCTTATCAACAGTTTCAATATGGAAGCCTTGGCAGCGACTATGTAGTGCAGGAATAATCTTCTGAGGATAGTTACAAGTTAGGATGAATCTAACAGTGCTGCTATAGTCTTCCATTAGGTTACGCAACGCAGGTTGAACACTCATAGGATTAAGGAAGTCTGCTTCATCGATGATGACGACTTTGAAAGCACCAAACGGAATAGTCTGACAGAATGAGATTAACTTATCAACCCATTCGATCTTGCGACCTTCCTTAGATCCATTTGAGAACATGATGTCATATTCATTGATATCTAGTTCATTACAGAGTATCTTAGCAAGTGTCGTCTTACCAATACCAGCTGACCCACTGAATAGCAGATGGGGTATTTCTTGTTGCTTGATCCAACTTTCAATCTGCTGTTTCTGTCCGTCATCACGGAAGACATACTCGTCAATAGTTGTAGGTCGATATTTTTCTACCCAAAGGTATTTCATTTCAATGCTCTTATTAGTTGTTGTATCTCTTCAGGGCTTTCTTCTACTTCCCATGATGTTCCAGTTGGCCCACCATATACTACAGTTCTTAAACTTCCTCCCTCATCATTGGAGAATGGAAATACCGCAACAATCCAATCAGAATTAATGTATAAAGGATTGCCTCTATGTTCTATCGCTAGATTAGTTAACTTAATCAACGTAGCATCTCCAAGCTTACGATCTTAGCAAGTTCTTCGCTAAAGTTCTGTTCAGCATTTATAACATATAGTTTACAATCAGTGCGATCTTTATTCCTATCATATTTGCGGAATTCTACAATCTGGCCACCTGTTGCTCCATAGAGTCGGATTTGTAATCCCTCAATTGAATTGATTCCAGGATCCTCAGTTAGGACTAAGTTATTTCGAACTGGATTAGCAGGCTCACACTGGGCACGATGCCAAGCTTCTCTACACTTTTGATCAAACCAACGCTGTAAAAAATTCATCTTCTTAGTTTCCTTGTTATAAACATCAGGTGCTTCTTTGGTATTGAAATATCTAGGGGTTGTGGTTGCTGATACATACGGTCCACTCATTTTCTATTTTCCTGTCCAATAGCACTAAGGATTAAAAATATATAGAGTATCGGCCAAGCCCATCCTGTTAGATGATCTGTAATGTGTAGGATCATGAGAGTAACGCCAGTTAATCCCATAGTACCTAGACCAGAACTGGCATTACTAAACTTCATATGTCACCATCCATACGATTCTCACTATACCAAGCGTTAAATGTACCGCCGGGATAACGTGCCTCTAGTTTACGAACATTCTCAGCAACGACTTCATTAGGATCATATCCGAGCGCACGACAAGCATTAGTCCAATACCAGATAATATCTCCAAGTTCGCGCATTAGATGGAAACGATTGTCTTGGTTAAAAGGCTTGCCCTGGAACAACATCTTCTTAACGATTTCATTAAACTCACCACCTTCACTAGCAAGTCCAATAGCAGCAGTTGTTAGTAATGCTATATTAGTATCCTTATCTAGTTCACGCATACGATGTATTAGTGCTTCTGTATCATTTGATTCAGCACTTGTGACTACGCTAACAAATTCTGTATAACGATTAAGATCAATCTGCTGTGACATACACATCTCCTGGCTTCTTATGACTAGTAATCATGATAGCATCTTTATCGACTCTACGCAAGACTCTCATATTTCCATCTTCGTCTTCTACGTTCATGCCACGAGTCCATCGACCATGTTCGATTAGGACCCAATCGCCGACCTTTACATCTTTGTTCTTTTCGCCAACAGCATATACCTTGCCCCAGCGTGGCTTAACGCCCATAGTCTTACCATCATCACTCTGGATGATGATTCCGCCCTTGCTGATCTGTTCGCCAAATTCCATCTCTTCTACGATCACGTGATCACGGATCGGTATCAACTTACCCTTGGTAATCATTTCTTACTCCGTTGGTTCTTCTTTTTTCACTGTCTTATTAATAACAGATGTAGGCATTGGCGCAGGAATTGGATCCACATTAACGATAGGTTGTGGAGCAGGAACTTCTGCCGGCTTTCTAACTCTATTTTCAATTGGAGTAAAGTTAGTGCTCCTCTCGTAGTATTCTGCTACAATATCTTCACGCTTACGGACGATCCGGCCACCTGGACCTAATTCGTCTCCACGGGCGTTAACTGGAATGTTTCCAATAGCTGGAACAAGCTCATTCTTAGCTGCTAGTTTCTCCAGATCAACTACCTTGCCCTGCATAGTTCTATATTGCTTACGTATTGCCATTCTCATTCTCCTATCTTAAAAATTCATTTATATCTAATTGATATTTAAGTGAATCGATCTTGTGTACGCCTAAAAGATACAGGCAATAACTAGCGACACTAGAACCTCTACCTACACCCCATAGTATATTATTTGCCCTAAGCGTGTCAACTAAAAAGATCAGGAAGCGCAATAGATCCATCATGTTGTGTTTTTCAAACAATTCTAGTTCCATATGAACTCTAGCTTCTTCCTCTGCCGTCGAACAGAGATTTAATAGGTACGGCCCAGCTGAAATCTTTTTATATTCAAAGGGCATTAGCCAACTATGTTGGTTCAGACAATCAAACTTCTCAATATCTATTTCATCTGTATCCTCGGGCAGAGGAATAGGCCAATCGTCTAAAGCATTCTCTCGGACGAATTCTACATACTGTAGATATTCCTCATCAATCCTAACTTTAGCTAGATCGATCTTACCGAGATTTCCCCGATAAATCTCTTCTATGATGTCTTTGCTCGTAAACGAGATACGACCTAGTTGATCAGTGTACATCTTTCCCGCCAGGAATCAGCTTAAACACCTTACCTTTAGAAAGGGCTGGCTTATTATATTCCTCAGCTTCTTCATACTCATCCTTAAAGATCTCTTTCCAATCAAAGTCACCTGTATAAAGCTTACCATCTGTCAGTAGATCATATGTAGCAGCATCTGGTCTATTCCACCATGGTTGATGCTTAACTTTATCGTCTCCCCACCAATCTGCTTTCTTTGGAACTAGTGCTTCAATCTCTAGAGAGTCAGCAGTGATAGTATAGCATATGTCTTTTCCTAGTTCACTAGTGATCTTAACATAATCCATTTCTAGATTTTCGCCAACTATATTCAATAGTTTTAGGAATACTAAACTTCCAACTACCTGATCGTTCCCCTTACCTGGAACCATGATCTTGTTATTCTTTAGATCATTTAGGATCAGTGATTCAGTATAGTCTGCTCTATCGACGATAACTGCGTTTGACATTAACATGCTAAAGAACATATCAAGCTGATCGAGTCCGATATCATTTAGCACAGGATTTGGATTAATACTAAAGAATCCAATTTCAAATTTATATCGATTAGTTAGCATGATGTTATCAACAAACACCATGCTGCTTACTTCAGTTGCCCATGTATGGGGAAGGTTTCTAGTTGATTTTGATGAGGTCATTTAGATTATTATCTCCATTTTCAGCAGCCTTCTTGCTTTTTTCGAGGGCTCTTGTTTGCTTTTCACTATTGTAACTATCTAATAATAGCACAATCTGACTAGCAATGCTAGGAGAAAATCGTAATGCTTGATAATATCTTTCCGTAAGTTCCTGGACTTTCTTATCCAATTCTTGATCTGAGAGTTTAGTAAGACTTGGGCTTAGTGGATGCATTAACTGAAATGTCCTACATAATCCATGAATACAGTTGTTCCTCCATTATATGACCAAAAATCAACTATATATGTTCCAGTAGCAGTAACTGGTAATGGATTGGCTGTTCCTACATTCTTTTTAATAGTTCCAGCATTAGCTGCAAATGTAATATCGTATATACCACTGCTAGTTATTTGTATTCTAACTTTTCCAACAGTTGATTTAGCTAACGGAGGGAAATCTGAAAGTGTAAATGTTAAGTTACTAGTGACATTGAATAGCTGTAGTGAACCATCGCTATATGAAACTAATGTAGCACCGTTAACTGTTTCACCATTGTGAAAACTTTCACCGCAATCAATAAAAGAAGCTCTAGATATCTGTTTAAAATTAAAATCATTATCATCATCAGTTTTAGCTGTAGTCAACTGTAATGTTTCAATTTCACTCTTAGCAGACTGTAGGCTATTCTTGATATAACCAAAATTATCTCTAAATCCCTGGCTATCATTATCCTTACCTGCGATAGGATAAGTCTCGTCAATACTATTAAAATTTATCTCACTAGCCATTTATAACCTCTCTTGCTGCGAATGCGATGTATTTATCGCCAGCTTCGCCTACTACACTATCAATTATGGCACGATCTACTGTGTAATCGATTATCTTAAAATCAAATCCACTATTCTTTATGTTTAACATTATATTATCAGCAGCGCCTGGAACACAATAGCAAATTGGAACTGCTTTTGTAAATCCCTGTTCTACACCACTAAATGATTGCGGAGTTCTCATCCATAATGGTAGATAGTTCCTTTCAGTATCACCGATCGCTTCGATTTTCTTTCTTATATTAGTAGTGCTATTTCCAAATACATTTGAACGATTGCTATCACTAATTAATTGTCCACCAAAATCGGCTGTCATAACTTTATCTTGTATTAATATACTTGATAATCGATCTATCGTCATCGCTGCGATATTATCATCGTATGGATCACTATCAATAATGTCTCTTCTACTTTGATTTACACTTATTGGATGATGTAATGAGTTTGTGCTTATATACTCAGCTACTGAACCTCGATCGTTTTCAAATTTATCAACAATTTCTAGATATATTAATTCATATACTACAGTATTAGTTCCAGGAGTCTTAGCTATAGCTTTCTTTATATTTCCTGTTATATATCTCTTTCTATATGATCTTCCAAAAGTAGAAACGTAGGCTGATATTTCTTTGCTCTCTATCCCTGGATAAAGTAACATCTTAAGTTCGTTCTGTATACCAAACTCTGGATCGCTTAGTCTGTATATTGATTTGGGTTCAAATACATTAGAGTTATTAAAAAATCCAATTAGTGCTGCCCTTACAGATGCTTTTAAAAATGGCTTAACATATATATTGCTATAGAGTTTATCATTTGGAGTATCGATTGATAATTTAAATGTTTTTGTAGTAGCTGATTGATTAAATTGGTCTCTAGCTTCTACAGTAAATGTATAGCTTCTATCAATCGGTGTCGTATGACCATCAAATACTGTTGTATTATTATCAAAAGTTATTAGTCCTAGATTCTCTTCAGAAGAGAACTGATTAACTTTTCCTTGTATTGTCCCGTCATTGATTAATTTTAATCCAGGAGGTAACCTTCCACTAGTGATATTATAAATTAAAACAGCTTGTGGTACAGTAGTAACAGCACTTACACTTAAATTGCTAATAAAATTAGCATTAATAGTTCCTAGATCTCCGTTTGTAGTAAAACGTATCACACTATCGATATCGCCTATAATATCAACAGTAAATGTTCGTAGGCTTGGCACATTTGGAACATTAGGATCTACGCTATATCTTAACGCATTAACTGTAAATTTATAAGTTTTAGTAATAGCAGGTTGATAAGGTACTGACCCATATACTTCACCGCTTAATTGATCTAGCACCATTCCAGGAGGTAACACGCTTGGAGACCCATCATCATTTGTTGGATTTAAAATATATCCAATCGTTCCTTCTAATGTAACAGGATCAAAGACATCTAATATGATAGTTATATAATTGTTGGCTCTTAATCTTCCGATATATTTTGGAGTTATCCAAATAGTTTTTCTCATATATGTATTATCTGCTGAGAATGTATTAGTACCTACTCGTAAGATATCGTTATCTGCTCGCATATAATCGTCACCAACTACATATATTTTAAATTGTCTATCGATATAACGTATTCCATCGCTAGCTCTTACTACGAATTGATAATAACGATTTAGTTTTTTAGGTGCTCTGTTGGGATTAAAGAAATCATAAGTCTGATTATCAAAGTAAAAACTATCATAACCGTTCATAGGTCTTACCCCATAATCGTATCCAAACTTATCGTATAAGGTAGTGTCATATTTTCCTAAATTCCCACCGGTATCTACAGCAAGTATTGGTGCTGTAAATCCTGACAGAAGTCCTGTAGTTGATAAACTAAGACCTTTAGGTAATTCTCCTCCATTAGGTGGAACATGATAGTTAAGGTACTTTCCACTCGGAACATCCATATCAATCGCATCAAATTGGAATTCAACCCATGAATTATCTAACACATAAAAATGATTATTGGCTCCAACAGGTAGTGAACCTGGAAGTGTTGTCCAGGCAAGAGAATCTCCTTCTCCTCCGATTTTAATTGTAAAAGTACGATCACTGATCCCATCTTGATTTTTAGCACGTAGAACGAATCTTGAAGTAACAGAACCAATTACAGCATATGGTGTTCCAACGATAGTTAATCCGTCAATTCGAAGTCCACCGGGTAGTTTTCCTGATATAACTGATACTGACACATTGTTACCTGTTACTAACAGATGGATAACAGGAACTCCACCTACACCGAGAGTTTTTCTCTCAATAAAAGTTCCTAAACTGACATTTGAAGGTTGCGTTGTAGACCAAACAGGTTTTGACATTATCGAAGTACCCCTATACGATATTTATCGTATATAGGGTACTAATTATTTCCTGCGTTTGATTCTATTACGTGGGTAAACTGATCCACTTGTAGGACGTAGTCTAAAGTTTACCTTTGGAAATGAATTGCCATTTAATTCTCTTTCTCTTTTGTAATAAAGATAAAGATTTGGAGATCCGTTTATATCATTTGGATCTGCGTATCCTGTTCCGGTTGCTTTTAATTGTCCTTCTTTAGCTATGTTAGTAATATATTCTTTAGCTTCTGATTGATTCATATCAGGATATACTTCTAAAGCACATGCTAATACACCAGCAACTTGCGGACAAGCCATGCTAGTCCCAGAAATTTTTCCTAATGTATGGCTAGTATTTCTTTCGTCCTGCACTAATACAACACCAAATCCGTTAGTTAACGCACTTATTATATGATGACCAGGAGCCCATATATCTACACCAGGTCCACAGTCACTAAAATATACTTTTCTTTCTTCAACTGTTACATCAATAGCTCCAACACATATGTTAGGCATATTAACATCATTAGCAGTTGGGCTAGTTCCTCTGCAGAGATAGAATGGGTGTGCTACACTATCAGGATACTGTGTAGCCATTTCAAATGTATTGTCCCAATCGAGACCGCCTGGTACATCATGATACCATTTTCCATTTCCAGCTGCCCCAACAAATATAACACCGTCATTCATTGCATCTATTATATCAGCATCAAGAGACGGTAATCGTTGCGGTATTCTTTGACCAGCAATAATCCCCCAGTCATTTAATTGTTGTGTAGTAAATGATGAATTTGAATGTTTATTACCGTTTACACCTATTTGTAAATCTATTTGATTATTTGTATTTTCATAAAATGTATATTCATATACTATTGTTGGACTACCTAGAGTTCCACCAGTGCTTGCTGACCCCTCAGTTCTTATTCTATATTTTCTATTTGGTGAAGTACCTTCTGTTCCGTAATATAATCGTTGTATGCTAGTATCACCTGCAGCCATCATTATTTTTGGAGCATAAGGATCGGTTGGTCCAAGCCCCTGGTAATGTGCTGATCCAACACCGAATGTTAAGTAATTATTAGTTCCGGCATAAACAGAAGTATAATCTACGCCCAAGTATCTTACAGTAAAGGGCAAAGACAGAGTCCAATATCCATCATCGTTGTTGCCCGAAGTTGGAGTAGTTGATCCTGTAAGTGAAGCTGCTCCTAATAATGTATTTGTTATTTCAGTGACTGTTACATCAATTACAGATTTATCTACACTTTTTACGGAATAAGCATAAGCAGCCATATACCCAGTGCTTCCTGGAGTTTGACTTTTTGATTGATTAAAGGTTATAGTATATATTTGATTATCAAGGATATCAAAATCTGTTTGATGTATTACTTCAGCATTTGCGCCATCTGTTCCGGTTTGTGTATCGCTCCACGAACCTATCACGTTGCTGCTAGCATCGGTTACTATGTATTCGCCAGTTACTGTTACTGAACCTGTCGATACTGATGCTGCAAACTGACTGTCTACTTGTATAGTAGCTGGTCCTTGTACAGTTACAACGTATTGGGTTCCTGGAACTCCAAATCCTATTATATAAACCATACTCTTAAATGGGGGTGACGGTTGAGGTTCTAACGACCAGTCTTGAGGATAAGAAACGAATGTACCAGAATCAGATACAATGTCTCCAGTAGTGACAATTCTGTTTCCAAAATTTTCTTTTCCTAAAAGATCTGCAAGTTTTGTATCAGCACTATAGACACCATATTCCCCATCATAAATTATACTACCACCTGCCGGTGTATATCTTACACCTCTATATGTCACAGCAGTAATAAGTGTCATTGCCCAGTCACCTGGAAATAATGACCATCCCCAGCTATTACTAGTAATCGTTGGATTCTTTCGTCCGGTATTGTTGTTTATTGCTTTGTTGTTATGGAACGCTCTTGCATAATCCATAACATAAGAAAACATACCATCGATAGTTGGCTCGGCGTCTCCACCAGCAGCATAATACATATTGTAGATATTAGCATCTCTAGCCCAGCCTTGTGTATTTCCAGCTGAAGTTCCGGATACGTGTACTGAATGCGGATTACTTGAAACAGAATATGTATTCGTTGCTGACCCTTTAACTATTGGATCGTACTGAAACCAATTAAATGGCATCATCCTACTACCGCCAGTTCCGTCGGCATTAACAGCATATTCGGGATGATTGATATCAGGATTTCCTGCATCGATTAATATAATATCAACATTCTTTCCAGTTTGTGCTAATTTAATAGTTCCAGATTGATTAGTAGTGCCATCTGAACCCCAATTTGCTCTAGGTACTCCTTCATAGCATCTTAGTAACGCCCAGTTTTTCATATTATTAGACGTAGATGTTGACTTATTAAAATATGATGATGATTGTTCTCTTGTGGAAGAAGATAACGCCTGTTCCTCTTCTTCTTCAGGAGGTAAAAATATATCAGCCTTTACCCCTAGATAACGAGGATGTAAAGTTATTATCTCAACTCTAGGATCTTTAGATATTTTTAAATATTCTTTTTTAGTTAGCATATACTGAGTATTACGACTTATCGGTCGACGTTCAGTACATACAATTTCTCTTACAGGTATTGAACTGACAGAAGATCCTTCTGATTCCATATCATTATAGAATGATTCTAAATCATCAAAATTTTTCAGAGTTATTATATATTCTTTCTGTTCAATATCTATAATAGGTATCATTTATTATACCTCCAAGCATAGAAGAGTTAATGTAACTGTAATAGTAGTACTACTGCCACTTAAATTTGTCACCTTTATTGGGATAGCAGTAGTTGGACTAGTTTCGTCACTAAATCCTATAGTTCCCGGACTTAACTTAATAGTCTGTGCTCCTGTTGTTATAGCCTCTGCTATAACTCCACTTCCTGGTAATGGATCTGTATTTTGATCACGAGCAGCATTTATGTCTGCTGTTCTGGATGCTACACTATCATATATAACAACCCACGCTGCGGCAGATGTTTGTATCTTATATAATCCGTAACCTTTGAATCCAGTTATGGAAGCGTTTCCACTAGCGCCATTAGCTAAACTACTAGTAGTAACATTTGCTGTTGTTCTACTTGTGAGGCCAGAGCCGCCTCCACCTGAGGGTGTTGCCCAGCCAGCATCATAATCAGTTCCAGAATTTTTAGTTAATACTTGTCCAGTAGTTCCGCCCGTTGGGATTCTTGTAGCTGATCCAGTGTAACCAGTTGGTCCAGCTACTGTACTAGCTGATCCGGTGTAACCATTAGTACCAGCTGAACCTGTGTAACCAGTTGGTCCAGCTACTGTACTAGCTGATCCGGTGTAACCATTAGTGCCAGCTGAACCTGTGTAACCAGCCCCAGCACCCGAGCTCCCAGTTAAGTATTCTAAATTTCGCCAAGAGTTTGATCCGTCACCGACTTTAATTTTATTATTAGTAGTATCATATGATGGTTCACCGAGTGCTAATATGGGATTAGCATTATACCAATTTGTATATGTATCTCTACGTAATTTAATCTTTACAGTCATTATGCTAATCCCCCATCGAATTCAGATGTATAATTTGTTGTTGTAGCTGATCCGCTGTCAGCTTGATATGTATAATTTCCACTTGCTCCGCCACTATCAAATTCAGTTAGATTATTTGGTACTTCTGAGAGTATAACGATATCAGTAACACCACAATCTAGATTAAATGAAGCAGGTGATAGTATGGATCCAAAATCAAAAGTCATTGCTTGTAATATAAATTCTATAACATTATTGCTTTTATTCTGGATTCCTCCAAAATCATAAGAATTAAGGAGGCTATTAATTTGGTTAACTAATTGATTATCAGCATTAGAAATTGTAATTGTATTAGTATCTGATGTCAACCCAATTCCAGTTCCAGATACTAATGATTTAAATCTAAGATCACTTCCTACTTTTTCCTTAAATAGCCCAACACCAGTTCCTACGTTGGAAGCAGTATTATCTTCTCCCTGCATATTAACTAATTCAGTAAAGTTATCATTAACTTTAACAAAGGCAGTTCGTAGATCATCGCCAGATCCATCATTAACAACATTACCTACATTTATTGTTTTTATAGCCATTTCCTGCCCTCTTTATATTTATTAGTGTTTACCTACTAATACTTCTATGGTTCCAACACGATCTGAATTATAATTCTTGAGAGCCTTTCCAATGATGCTACCAGGTTTTGGATCAGTGCTTGATGTAGCAACACCAGGCACTGCGCTAACTACTAATAAATCTCCCTTATGTATCTGTCCAACTACTCTACATGGAACACGACCTTGTAATGCTATTGCTATTTTGATACCTGTGCATTTTTCATTCATAATGAATGCCGGGTTTGTTGATATTACACCTGCGACTGCGGTAGTTCCTTGTCCTTTAGCTAATGTAATCTCCTTGTCACCACCTATCATCATAACAGATCCAACAGTATAATCTTTATCTGACTCATAATATTCTGCCAAGTCAGCATAAGTTGCGTTTAATGTAGCTCCAGTTTCTAATGTCCAAGCTCCGTAAAATTTACCAGTTGGAGAACCAGCAGGTCCACCTACTTGTAATGCCACATCACCAGCTTGAGTAAAGATGCGGGTATTAATTCCATTATAATCTATTATCTTTTTAGAATTAATTTGTATTTCAGTACCAGCTGAAATTTGGCTAGTAGCAGTTAATGTAGATCCTGAAATACTACTATCAGCATTTAAAGTATTTGTTTGTATCGCTCCATTTACAGTCAATGAAGTAATAGTTACGTCACCTGCTTTGAAATTGCCACTGTTATCACGTTTTACTACTGTACCACCAGTATTATCACTCGTGTATCCAACAGTAGAAAATAGTGACGCACCTGTCCTTATTAAAATTCCAGTGTCAGTTCCTGATAGTGCTGAATTAACAACATCCGCAAAGGTAATCCCTGCTACGTTTGCTGTGACATTTTGTTTATTTCCTAAAACATATCCAGCGCCAATCTGTGTTATTCTATCTAAGGTTAATCCGTTAACTTTAATACTTACATATCCACTAGACGCATCAAAAGTAGCACTGTTAAAACTTGATATACCTTTTGTAGCAGCACCAGCAGTAGCATCAGCAGTAGCGTCACTTAGTGCTAATTTACTTTGTGCTATGGCTGCGTCTGTAGCTACATTAGCATTCTTTAATAAACTATTTCTCCATTTGGCGTTTGATCCAGTATATCCAACTGAACTATTATCATAATATAATATTTGGTTATTAGCAATGCTTGAAATTGTAATATCATTTAATGCGCTAATATTTGCTTTAGTATTAACATAATCATAGTTAGCAGCATCTCCGGTAGCAGTCGGAGTAGTAACATTTATGATCTTGTTATCGTTCATATCAATGATACCGTCTATGCTGTCGGCCATCGCAAACCCTAGAACACCAGTACGTACTGTATCTGAGTTTATTAACACATTATCAACGTATAATTTAGTAGCAGCATGACTATCTTCAGTTGGGCCAGCTAGATTCACTATCTTGTGCGATGACATGTTTAATGTCTGGGTCTTTGGATCATTCTGTGCTTCGGTTCCGAACGGTGTAGTACCATCTAATGCTAGATATCCTGGACCTATTTTGTTTAGGGTAGTTGTTCCGGTAGGTGTAAGTCCTAGTCTCTTATTGATATATCCTACAACAGCAGATTGTGTTGATACTGTATCAGTAGCATTATTGCTCATTGTATCGTCAGTGCTAAATTCACTAACAGTTACACCTCTCTTAAATCCAATTCCACTTAGATTAGAAAGTGCTATGCTGGCAGCAAATGTTACAGTACCAGTACCTTGATCAACTCGGAAGAACTTACCAAATCTAACATTACCGTCCTGGTCAGTTGTAGCATAGAACACACGACCTTTACCTATCTCTTGTACTTCTTTAGATTGATCCTTAGCGTTTGCTGGAGCACCATAGATGTTAGCTGGAATGTTTGAATCAGCAAAACTGCCAGTTCCAATATCAACTAAGTCATGGCCGTTTGCTCTTACGACAGATATCTGTACTGTTAAGTCTGCTCCTGCTGCTGAGTTAAGACCAGCTTTTAGTGTAGGAACATTATTGTTGTAAGCAGATTTAGCAACAGTCTTAGTTAGAGAAGGACTAAATGTAATCCTTGCCCAAGCTTGTCCAGTCTGTGTAGGAGTCTCGTATGCAGATATAGTATGTACTGTATCACCCCAACCAAAAACCATGCCTACTATTTTACTAGCCTGTGCTGTTGATACTGGTGACATGATTATCTTAGTAGCACCAACTTGACCAGTATTAGATGCTATGCCAGCAGTAAGATCTGGAATTAATTGTATGTAAGCATAAGACTCGCTAACAGTTAACGTAGCAGCAAGATCATTAGGCCCAGTTCCGCTGAGTATATACGGAGCTTCGGCTAACTGATAAGAAAGTACATGATATATATTTTCGTCGTTATCAAACTGTAAAGCTGTGCTTGGGCGAGTTGGCTGTATAGTTACAAGATGTAGTAGTTCAAAATTCTGTAGACTTCTCAGAATAACATTTGTTTCATGAGATACGTCATCATTTAGTCCTAACTTGCTTGTATCGTTGTTTCCTGATGTATTAATGTTTAAGAGATAAACGTTTGTTACACCAGTTGTGCTAGCACTACTGATCTCATATCTACTGAATGTACCATCACCGTTATCAATCTCTAGTTCACTTACATTAAATGGTTTATAGTTTGATACTGGATCTACTGTAACATATAAAGCTAGATCACCTTTCTTATTCTTAGTTGAAAATGTATCTATCGAATAGGTCTTTAATATCTGAACCATTGGATATGCTAAAGAAGCTGTTGTTGCGATTTCGGTAGGATCCGATCCTTCTGAACTTAGGGCATAAACTCCATATCCGCAGGATCCGTTCAGACTCCTTATCTGCGCACCATTTAGGGCATAGAAAGCTCTATAATTATAGTAACAGAATATACTGACTGCTTCAAAGAACGCATTGTTGGTTACAAATATACCATATCCAAGATCGTTAATCTGTGTAAAGTCACTGGCTAACATTGATCTATTACCAGCTGTCTGTATCTCAATTGTCTTAACAGCTGGAGAAATAGCTGGTGTTAATAAGGCAGTTGCTGATCTAGTATATGATTGGGCATCAGGCGTGCTCTGGCTGAGATACAATTTATATGATCCAGCCAATGGAGTATCTGGAGGTCCAATATAGTCAACTTCAAATCTAACTCCCTGATAGAAGAATGATGTTGGCAACTGTGGAACTCTGTAAGTGAGCCCAGTTACTGTTAGTATCGTTAGCTTTGTTCCAGAATCATATGATCTAGCAGTAATATTACACTGTAGATTTCCTGTGAAAGCATCAACGAAAGTACCACCAGCAAAATGATGTTTGTTAATACTCTTAGCAAATGATGAACACTGTTGTATGTAGGGGGACTTAGTGAGGATCTGACCAACTGGATCAAGTACACACATAAATCCGCCATGTCCCTGTCCACTTAATGTTCTAACTCTGTTAGAATCATTTAACATGAACATATCCATCTCATCATTGTTTAGTGGCATATTGATAGATGTATCTCCATTCAATATATCGTCCATGAATATTTCTAGATTATCAATAACTGCGTAAACAGCAGATTCAGCAGTAAGATTAGGAAAAGTAATCGGAGTAGAATTGGAATATTTTGGATCGATCGTTATTTCCTGGATAACACGCTTGGCTATGAAGATTAGATGATGTATAGAATCTAAATGTTGTGCTAACTGATTAGTTAATACTATTCTAGAACTAGCATTCATATAATAGGACATAGCAGCTTCTAATGTCTTAGTATATCCACCGTAAAAGATATCAAAACATATAGCATCAACTATTAGTCCCACATCTCTCCTACAGAAATATTCATCATAAACAAATGATGACGAATATGGAGATATATTGTTAGCGATATGATGATTAATGTATGCTATAATTTCATCCTGTAAGAATGCTTTATTGGCAAGCAATATCTTTTGGGCATTCACAAAGGTACCATGATTATAGGAAACATCAGTTGGCTTATAAAAACTCTTAGTATAGAAACTCTTGCTTGAATCTGATAGATAATGCCAACCAAATGTACGATGTATATGAGTTGTAGGATCTTCTTGTGTTACCCATAGTCCGTCAATTCTAGGATCTCTTCTAAAGTAAGTATCGCTCCATATGCTACAGCTTGGACCCATCCTTGGACGGACGATAACACGACGTAGATCATCACCAACTAGTGAAACATTGTTAGGTACACGTATTGGAAGGTTCTCAAAATATTCACCACTCTCGACATAGATAGTAATGTTCGGAGACTTTACAGCTTCGCCATATTCTAATTCTTCACCTGCGATAAACACCGGTGACTCAGGTGCGTAATGTACTGTATATGTTTCAACTGATCCATTAACGCTACCAATCAAATCAACTATTACAGTAGCACCACTTGTAGTACCTCTTATTAGATGACCTGCTCTGATATCAAGGCTAGCGACACTACCATTTCCTCGCATATCAGTACCGTATGGATTACCACCGTTTGTTATAGTTAATGTCCAAGATGTATTAGGAGTTATTGCCTGTATAGTAGCACCAGACAATGGGATCCTCGGTGCTCGTGAAACAGTAAATGATGTATTGTTAATAATTGTACTAACAGTAGTATCTGAACTAACAAGATTACCTTGGTAGTCATATCTTGTAGAATAAAAACTTCCAGTTCCAGCTGAAACGATAACACGCATTCCTTGTGTTAGACCTACTGTGCTTGTGACAGTTATCGTAGTTCCACTTCCAGATCCTCCAGTCATAGAAACATAATTAAGGATAGGGTTTAGGCTGACTAATGTTGAACGACCTGTACTGCCGCCATAGAATATTGGCTTCTGATAAGGCCCTAATTCATTCTTTGCTGATTCGATTATCTTTATTGCTTTAAAGCAAGCTTGATTAATCGTCTTGAAAGAATAAGCAAGTGATGTACCTCTTTTTTCATCTGGTATGTTGAATCTAAAATCGTCACCTTGGGTACTAACATATAAATTAACTTGGCTAGCAAATGCTGTAGTATCAACATAATTTTTAGTAGCAGCAGTTAATGGACTACTTAAATCATCTGGATCTGCATTTAGTATTAATGGTCCTGACATTGTATCGCCAGCACGACCTACAACTTCTTGTCGTCTCGGAACAGCAGTTCCTGTAGCACCTGCCGGAACATTTAAAGCACCAGTCATAGTATCGCCAGCTTTATAAACAAAAGTTGAACCAACATATCCGCGAGTAACAGCAAATGAATTGAGATCAGCATTTATTTCAGTAGCATCTAGACTTGTCGCATCCTTGATATTTCCAAGAGCATGATTCGTAGCATTAAGAGTTCCTCCTAATGTAGGCTTTGAATCATTGACAATCTTAGCGCCTTTATTAACTAATTTAAGAACGTTAGGATCAGTATAATCTACTTCAATTCCTTCACCTTCGATTGTTTTGGCTAGGATCTTATCTCCAGCTTCATTAACAATAAAGATAGACTTTGGTACTAATTCGCCGTTTCGGGTTGGATCATAATCTGATAAAGAGGTAAAAGGAAATCCATCACCCTTACCAAATACTGCATATAGCTCAGTAAAGTTTGAATTGGTTTTAGTAAATGCTTCTCTAATGGGGTCACCAGTAGCGTCATTTCCTTCGATACCAACATTAATTATTTTCTTAACCATTTTATCTCCGTTCTATACAGCAATACTTGTGCCACAACCACAGCTTGATTTGGCATTTGGATTATCTACAACTAGACTGCTACTAACAAAATCACTCTTGTAATCAATAGTGCTACCAAAGAGGTAAACTAGACTAGTGCAATCTACGATTAATTTCTTATCTTCATTTAATTCAATAAATTCATCTCGATCTGGTGTGCCGTTTTTTTCATATAATTCTTGGTCAGCTGGTTCCCAGAAATATTCAAAGCCCGCACATCCACCGCCTTTTAATCCAAAGACTAGATATGGCTTGTCCATGTTAGTGAGTACGTTTACGATATGTGTTTTAGCAGAATCTGTGACATTTATAATCATAATGATATTTATTCTAAGTCCTATGAAAGATTTTTTTTGCAGTAGTCATATTTATCATATATAATTTAGGACAAACTAAAGGTATCTAATGAAAACATATTATACAGACTATCTTTATGGGTTTAACTTAACAACAATCAACAATGAAACTCTAGTTGATGAATGTTTGCAGATTGAAGATTATCTGATCAGAGCATTTCCTAAAGATATAGAACTAGGATTTTATGGAAATAAACCTAGTGCTTTAAATTTAAATTATAATCTATTTTCCTTTCCCTGTAGAGAACTCATTATTTTATATAAATCTATGGTAGAAAATATATCCCCATTACTTGATACAGATAGAGGATATATGTTAAAGAGTTGGATGAATGTATATAGAGAAGGAGAATGGGTTAAGCCACACGGTCATTGGGAAAGCCAATATGAAGTTTGGCATGGATTCTATTGTGCCAATGTAGGAGTTAACGAATCAAAGACAACATATTCAATACCTAATTCACATACTGACATTGAGGTACCTTCTGTTAACGGATTATTAGTAGTAGGTAAATCCGATAATGATCGCCATTCGAGTTCAGTTTGGACAGATCCTACACACCCTAGAATCACTCTAGCATTTGATATTGTTCCAATTGATTCTATCCTTCAGAAGAATTATTTTAGATTAAATCATTTTATCCCATTTAAAAGTTAAGTAGAAATATTTTTTACAGTGATTCAAAATCACTAAATATTTCTATCTAAATAAAGGAGAAATAAAATGGATATTGAGACAGTTATCGTAGGTATTGTTGTTTTGGCACTAGTAGGTGTTATGTATAGATACTGGCCAAAGGGCAAGGGCCTTGATGTAAATGAAGATGGCAAGATTGATGGTGCTGATGCTAAGGCTGCTGTTGAAGTAGTTGCAGCAAAGGTTGTTGAAGAAGTTAAGGTTGAAGCCGCCAAGGTTGTTGAAGAAGTTAAGGCCGTAGAAGCCAAGGTTGAAGAAGTTGTAGTTGCCGAAGTTAAGAAGGTTGCTACAAAGGCCAAGGCAAAAGCCAAGGCTGTTGAGGCCAAGGCTGAGGAAGTTGTAGTGGCTGCTGTTAAGAAGGGCGGACGCCCTAAGAAATCAGTTTAATACTAGCTAGATTCTTACACTTCGATTCACACATGATATCGAAGTCATCACGAAACTGAAGAGCCCACTGATTAACTGCTGTATTCCAGTAGTAGTTAGAATGGGCTCTTAATTTTTGTTTCTTATAGCCCTGTTCTAACAATAGATTCATATCCGGCATTACATCGAGTGGATGGCCAACCAAATCAGTCTCGCGGCTGACGCTATAATGTAGAGTAGGCCGTACACCGCGCCAGCTGTCCACCACCAATCTCGTGCGGTCATCCGTGGGTTGAATGTATTCCCCTGTCTTGATCCAATGATGGTGGATATCCAAAACGATAGGCACGATATCACCAATAGCGAGACAATCATCAAGTCCATGTTTATTCTCCTCATTCTCGATAGTTATAGTATTACGAGCCTCAGGACTCAGCCGACCTAATACCTTTCGTATGCCTTCAGCACCTTGCTTACCAGCGATATGTACGTTACACTTAAAGTCTTGGAACTTTTGACCATATCCCATCCAACGGATCATGTCTACATGATATTCAAATTCTTCTATCGAACGCTCAACAACATCTGGGCGATCACTTGCCAACACTGTGAACTGGCCAGGGTGAAAACTGAGACGCACATCAAGAAGACGAGCCACTCGTCCAACTTCAGCAAGTTTTCTTTCAGCATAGTTTCGTACACCTGGTTGATTGTAGAAATAACCAAAACTTGGCTCTGTATATACAGGAAGCACATCGCTCCCAATTCGAACCATCCTAAAATGCTCATCTAATCCTCCAACTTTCTTTACAAGGTTATGTACCGCGTCGATGTTATGGGTCATGAGATCCCATAACTTTTGTTCAGCAGCAGCCTTATTCTGGCGTTTAAGCCAAGCCACGGTTGTAGTGCTGTTGTTGAGTTCAGGAACAGAAACAGGACCCTTAGGCCCTAGTTCAGTCCACTTACATGCGAAACCTATGCGTTTAATTGTCATAGTTTAACTATAACATGATTGTAGAACATGTCAACCTTCGTAGATAGCACTGTTGCCAGCGTGTTCAAATACTTCAGCACTCTTAAGTCGTACACCTTGCCCGGCAGGATAACGTCCTCCTTGGACTTTATACTGTTCAAGTAGGTCAGACATAGCATCGTAGCACATCTTAGCAAACATTTCGCAACCCACACCCGGAACGATGCGGAGATCACATAATGCTCCACGTTCATGCGGAACTCCGCTAGTCATACCCTCATATCCAATCTCGTTCATCTTAATGAAAAAATCAAGATGAGGATCATCAGCAGCAATTACTAGCGTATGATCAAACATAGTTTCTGACCATTCTTTGAATTGCTTTAGTCCACCGAAGTCAAATACCCAATTTCGATCATCGAGTGTTTCACTTTCAAATACTAGTTTGATACCAATCGAATATCCGTGTAGTGTAGAACAGTGACTATGTTTAGCACGCCACTGCCTAAAGCAACAACTTAGTCCACGATCTGTTCCATATGTCTTAGTAGAATAATATTTCGCCATCTCTTGTCTCCTTTTATGAGCGAGTTTGATGCACAGAATTTTTAAAGAGGGCTGGAGCGTCAATGTCCTCTATTTTTATATTACTATATATCATTGTGATTATCAAGATTAATTTTCAGGTCTTGGTGTATCAAATGTTTTTACTTCTTCTTTTATTTCACGTATCTCATATATAACATCTTTTAATTTTTCACTAGATTTATCTATGATATATGCGATCATCGCTATCGTATAGACTACCCAGAACCACCAAGTGACCGCAGTTATCGCAAACATTATTATTATCGTGTCAATTATTAATTCCCAGTTCCTAAACCCAATCATATACATGATCGCTATTACAGTTATAGACAATATGGGACTTATTCTTGCAAATCGATCCCATATCAAGGCTTGCCAGACAATGAAATGGGGGACAGTGTCCCCCTTTGAGTTTTTAAAATACATCTATTATTTATTAGTTGT